CAGCATCTGCATTCCACCCGGCTCAAATATCTGGATTGGTTTGCCAGTATTTGGGTCTTTCATGTTATAGAACAATTGTTCTAGGGTGTTGATGGATGCCCAGTTGGACAGTGCATAGCTGTCAACCTGGTTGATGAAACCATAGTCGAGGCCAGACTGACCGCCCGATGCACTGTAGGTGGACAGGGAAACTTCGCCACCCGAAGCCTTGCCATAGACATAGCTACCGCTGATGCCCATGACGGTCTTCAGGATGCGTTCTTCCTTGGCCAGACCGCAGTAGGTGCCAACCGATTCAGCGGACGCAAGAGCCTGTGAGGTCTTGTCAGCGTAAATCATTTCGGCGGTTACTGCACAGATACGACCCACCTTCTCAATCGCTGGCAACTTGATGTAGTTACCAACAAATCGAGTTTCAGGATAAGGCATACCCTGTTCAACGGTTTCAGAACCGCTGGTGGTGTCGGACAACCAAGGAATCAGTTCCTGACTCAGGTTCTGACCGGCAGGAATCGTGTTTACAAGGCTGTCGCCAATGAAGTTGGCGAGCTTGAACTTTTCCTTGACGGTGGTGATCAGAATCTGGCCGGTGATTGCTGCGAAGTTGGACGCATCAACCGCTTCGGTGGATTCCATGAACATTCGTTCTGGGCCATTGAAGCGATGCATGGTTTCGGCCCATTGTTCGCCAATGATGCCTTCGGCCAGACCACGAATGGAAAGCCTGTTGGGTTGAATATCGCCCTTGGCGATTGCCTCGGAAAGATATTCACGAGTTTTGGCAACACCGTTCTGCTTGCCAAACTCCTTCAGTTTAAGACCTAAACTCTTCATGTTCATTCTCCTTAATGAAAGAGGTTAGCGAGCCACAGCGTTCAAGGTGGACAACAACTGGAACTTGACTGTGCCGGTTCCAGAGAGAGCTTCGACTACGCTGCCGATAGCTAAATCTTTGGTCGCAACCTTCACCAGAGACTGGGGAAGAAGTGCGTTTCCAGAATTCGAGGGGCCAACAAAGTCACCCACAACGAGTGCGGTTCCGGTGTATGCACCTTGGTAGATACCGGAGCAATCGATGCGGATTTCATTGTCGTTGCTATTTCCATAGACCTTGGCGATGTCTGCCCTTTTCAACTGGCCGGACACTCCGAGGAATGCAGCAGCAAAGTTTTCTTGGGTAGTCGCCAGATTGGTGTCCCAAGTGAAGTCCGCTGCGGAAACAGCGTTTCCACTTACGATAGCCACTAGGTCACCAACCTGAATCGCTTTTGCAGTGGCAACAGGAGCCACCACAGGATTGGTCGTGCCGTAGTTGTAAGTAATTGCCATGTCTTATCTCCTTATGATGGCTTTACTTTCCGAGGACAGATTCAACAAACTGCTTGTAATTCGGTTCGCCTCGAATTTCAACCGAACTAACAGGTTTCACGCTGTTTCGTGCAAGGGCCACTTTCTTGCGATCTTCAATCGCCTCGGCCCAAAGTTCTTCGCCGATAGCACAAAGCTGGCGAATAAAAACCGGAGTCGCCTCCAGCTTGTGTTCCGTCAACAAAGAGTTGATCTTTTCTTCATTTTCCTTGTGGTGCTTGTAAGCACGAAGTTCAGCCAGTTCCTTCTGGATATCGTTGACCGATTCCATCTTTTCTTCTGGCTCATCCGCTGGATCAGCATCATCAGCCTTCTTGGCTTGTGCAGGAACGCCGGAGTCCTTGCCGGAGTTTGCCACATCGGTGGTTTCGCTCATGCCGTTTTTGAGGCCGAGCATTTCCAGAACCTTACCGCATTTTTCTTCATTTGTTTGTTCGCCGTTGACAACAGACATGAGTTTATGGAACAGTTCCATATCCGGTTCGGCAGCAGACGATGAATCCTGACTAGCTGGGGGTGTCGCATCGGCAAGGGCAAGGTCGTCTCCTTCCTTGTACATTTCCTTGACTGGATTTTCTTCCTGCATCATTTTGGTAGCGTCCATGTTCTTCTCCGGTTGTTCGCCAATGTCGCCTCTTCTGGCCATATCCAGAGCGATGGCAACCGCTTGGTCTTGAGGGTAACCTTCATCACGAAGTCTTGATATTTTGTCCGGTACTTCGGACTCAAAGATGTTCTTAGTGGTCGCTGGGTTCGCAACTAGGTCAACGCTTTTCACACGGTCAATCCTGACCACTCGCTCAGTTCCATCCGGATCGAGAGTCCATTTTCCCTGAACCATGTGTGAAAAGCCGATGTCGCCGAGTCCATTGTTCTCAGCGAACCACAGGAAGGAATCCACTCCCTCTGCGTGTGGATTGTAATGAAAATCGGCGTACAGCCCATCCGCTTCCAATCTGGGATTGGATAGCCAGCCGATTCGGTCTGAGAACGAAGGAGCATCCGTGATGTGATCCTTGTTAACCGGACACTGGTTGTACATATGCATGGCTTCTTGAATGGCTTGTCGTTCATAGACTCTGCCATTCTGGGAATTGAATCCGAGGACTTTCACACCGTAGACAATGCTCTTGGCTCTGTCTACGCCTCGAAGTCCCCTAGGTGTGGATGTCAGTGTTGCATTCATTTAGATAAAATACCCATGAAGGTTTAAAAATGTCAAAATTATTTTGGATTGTTGCCAACCTCTGGAGCGTTGTCCGGAGTTTCCTTGGCCAACGCCTTGGGTGGCTTGTTCTCCGTGGTCGATGGACTTTCGATTTTTTTCGGCAACCCACCCGTGGGAATGGAAGGAGAATCAACGCTTGCTTGGGATGTCTCTTCGGGCTTTTTCACGACTACATCTCGGAAGATCAGATCGATGATTTCCGGAGTCAGCAGTGGGAACGAGGCTCTTGCAATCGCCTTGCCGGACTCAAGAGGCACATCACCAATGGAGCAACGATGCACGATGTCTACAAGGTTGGCGATTTGTGCCCCATTGAGAGCCGAATCCTGTACCTGATCCTGTCCACCGAATCCGGCCTGATGGGTTCCGGACATATCGACCCGTGCAGCAGGATTCATCGGATCGGTTGCAGTCGCCGTCTTCTTCTCTTCCACCGTAGGCTTGATAAAGTTCGATGCTTCTGTGTCATTGTCGAGACCGAGTTCAGCACGGATGGTCTGGATCGATTTCACACCCATGTTGAAATAGATGCTGTTCATCTCCGCTTCCTTCTGATGCTCACGGCTCTGGAGCGAGAAGGCTTCGGAGGTCACCCGAATGTTCTTGAGGATTTCCGCAGGGAATATGCCATGGTCGGCAGCTAGATAGAGTTGTTCCCAAGCGAGGGATCGATTGGGCTGGAATCGAGATTCGGCCAAGGATCGTCCAATGATACCCTGCCATCGCTCAAAAGTTCTTCGTGCCGGAGCTTCTGCAATGAGTGCTGAAGAGTAGTTATTATTGCTTGCGTCACCGGACATGAGTGTTTCACTGATTCCAAACCTTGTAGCAAGTGATCTAAGGTTGGCTTGCAACACCTGGATGAGTCCTGCTGCATCGACATTCGCTCCGGGGAATTCGTAATCGATATTGGCCGGGGCCGTGATGATCGACCCGTATCCAAACCTCTCCAGCTTGATCGCCTCGGTGTCCCCATTGATGGACGGGCCATTGTTGATCGTGGCGTTGATATGGTCGTCCACAAGCTTCGACATCGAGTCGGGGGCCACATTGTTCACTTTTCGCACCATGGCAATCTTCGCCCGTGCCTTCGCCATGGTCACCGTGGACGCTAGGATGTCCTCGCAATTCGTCAAATTCTGGAACACCGGATAGAAGGTCGTCAACCCACGCTTCGCATTAGAGTTCGTCCCAACCTTGATGTGGACAATCTCCTCCGCAGGGATAAAGGTCGGTTCCAAGGATTCCCAAGGCCGAAGGATTACCTGATAACCAAGGATCGTGTTGATGTCATCCGGTTCCGTGATTATGCCAAAGGAATCCTTCGGGGAACCCATGTCCGATGAAAAGCCACGCACCAACTCCGGCTCAATAAACCGGATTACCAGCATACCATTGGCTTGGGGGAACTTCCTGAGAAAGACCTCCCCATCCACATGAAGCCTGTACACAATCTCATTCTCGACCTCAACCAGGTTGTTGTATTCTCGGAACAAATCCAGCGTATGCTGAATCCTCGTCAGGTATTGCTCCGGAACCGGATTCTTCAAATCTACCGATGCTGCTCGCCATTTAAATCCAGTAGCACCCACCACAAAAGACTGGAAACAAGATACCAGACCATGAGCAAACTCATTGGTGGAGTACACATACCTTGCCCTGTCCCTGATGGACTTAAGCTGCCACCAAGTGAGATAGATCGGTAGCTGTTCTCCAGAAAGGTAATTGTTCCGAACAGCCAGTTGAGCAGGATTAATCCATCCACCAAAGCCACCACTAGGGAACTGAAATGGCCCATATTCTGCCGGATCATTCCAATACGGCCCCCAACCAGTATTGTAATCACCAGTGTCGTAACTGATCGACTCAGACCTAGTTGATGACTTATTCTCGAACATTTAAGACCTTTAGTGTGCTAAATGTATTTCTTAGCCGTGCTGGATGGCGTAACCGTTGATGCGACCCGTGGGGCAACCCGTGATTACTAACTTGATGCCACCCGTGGAGGAGATCAAACCGTCATTCTGCAATGAGGTGGTATAATATTCATACTTCGGAAGATGCATCGGGCCTGACAACGCCGTGCCGTCTGTCTTTTGAAACTGGAAGGTCATGTCACAATCAGCCTGAATGCTGATCGCATTCAACTTAGCTGTACCCGTAAACAATGATATAGATGCTGGGATGTCGGATGAAATCGATACGGATGACAATGCCATGGTAAATGCCCTACGGGTGAAGATACACAAATTGTATTGATTCAATTAATTAATGGCAAGAAAAATTACCACTTGACGGTTCCAAAAAATTTATGGGAGTCGTTACCCTGGGGATGGGGGGTACACCAAAATGCAACTTGACGGTTCCGAAAAATAGTGTCGTAGTTTCGAGAGGGGGGCGGGGGCCTCCTCGCCTTCGGCAAAATTAATAGGGGTTCACATTTGGGGAGTACAATTAATTAAGTGCAATCGTTTGCAATCAATTCATTCTTAGTTAATCGTATACAATCGGCTTAGTTGCACTATGTGATGATTAAACTTAATTAATTAAATACAACAAAAATGAATTGCAAGTAATCGTATACAATTGATTAGGTTGGATTGAATGTTAATTAATTAAATGAGTTAAATGCATGAATTAATTATTTAACTTAAGTTGATAGAAAGTTGAATAAGTAGTATTACTAAA